ACCGTGGGGCGGTCGCGCAGCCGTTCAATAGTAGCGTTGTAGTTAGCAGTAATGCGGTCGATCTCACGGCGTCGCTCCTTTCGCTGCTTGTCCAGCGCCTCAGTCAGCGCCTTCTCCCGCTGCCGAGCTTTCATCATCTCCTCGGCCTGGGCCTGGGCGGTGGCCGCCCGCTCTGCGTCCCACTGCTGTTTCACGGCGGCGGCCCCTCTCTCGTGTCCAGTTCGGTAGCTCCAGACACCCACCCCGGCGCAAGCAAGTGCCATCGCAACCACCAGAGCGAGCACAGCCGTCATCCGTGTAGTCCAAAACACGATCCATACCTCACCACGTCCAGACAATTCGCCACCACAGCAAGGGCCACATCATCCAAAGCGCAGGCATCACGCTCTCCCGTCCTTGCGCTGCTGGTAGCGCTCCCACACGATGTAGCCGCACAACGCAACCACAACGACAAGCAGCAACGGCACCAGCCAATCGCCCAGTCCTTGGACGCCTGCTTTGATGCTGTTGGCCGTGCCAAGGGTCTCAGCCACCGTCGCAGCAGCCGCAGTGCCGCCAGCAATGACGCTGGCGCGGTTGATGTGGCTCTGCGTCATGGGCTTTTCCGGCTCCACCTGCTGCGGCATGTCTGTGGGGGCGTATTGTGTGGTCGTGGTGTGGTATGGTTCGTGTTTTGTACTACTCTGATTACGGGTGTGCTCGCTCTGGTTGTTGCGATGGCACTTGCTTGCGCCGGGGTGGGTGTCTGGAGCTACCGAACTGGGTACGCGAGAGGGGCGGCAGACGTGCACGCGCAATGGATGACCGAGCGCGCCGAGATCGCCCGTGCGACATCGGCGGCGCTGGAGCGCCGCTTGGAAGTCGAGGCGGCACTGAGAGAGCAGATTGACCGCACCCGCCAGGAGAAGGACCGTGAGATCCGCCGCATTGTTGCTGACCATCGCCGGCTTGTTGACAGCCTGCGCGAGCGCCCCGAGCGTCCAAGTGGCGCAGACGTGCCCGATCCCGCCGCCGCTGGATCCGCTGCCGCCTGGTGCACTGGAGCACGACTTCATCGGGAGGATGGAGAGTTTCTTGTCGGGGAAGCTGCCCGAGCCGCCGAGCTTCAGGCCGAGCTACGAGATTGCCGAGCCCGGTACGAAGCTGCCCGCGATGCGCTGATGCGGCAGTGACGTGGCAAGCATGCCAGCATCCCCCGAACCCTGAAGGAGTGATCCATGGCGAAGAAGTCTGTTGAGGCCTTCAAGCCCGACGAGGAATGGCGCGCGGAGTCTGACCTGCACACGCTGATGGAGGCCGAGAAGATCAAGGCCGATCCCAAGCGCTACGCCAAGGTCCAGGCGCTGGCCAAGAAAAAGATGATGGAGGTCGCCAAGGTGGCCTCCGATGACGACTGAATCCCCCACTGCTGCTGTAAGGAGAGCGCATGAGTGCTGTTGACGAGGAACTGCTGTCCACCCTGACGCCGGAAGAGCGCGAGGCCTTTGAGGCCAGCGAGTACGACGAGCAGGAGCTGGACACGATCAAGAAGATCGCCGGCGAAGCGTCCGACGAGGATGACGCCGACGATGAGGATGACGACGACGAGGATGCCGAGCCGGTAGAGGGCAAGGCCGCACCGAAGGCCGATGACGCCGAGCCGCCCAAGGCCCCGGCCTCGGATCCGATCGATGAGCCCGCCGATGAGCCGGTTGCCGCGCAACCTGTTGTGCCGCGCTACGAGGCGCAACTGCCCCAGGACTACGACCAGCAGATTGCCGCGCTGAAGGCGCGCGATGCCGAGCTGCGCCAGCGCTTCAAGGATGGCGAGATCGATATTGACGAGCGCGATGCGGGCCTGGCCGAGCTGGCCGAGCAGCGCGAGCGGCTGCTGGTGCTGCGCGCGAAGGCCGAGATCTCGCAGGAGATGGCGCAGCAGACGGCCGCGCAGCAGTGGCAGGCCACCATCAATGCGTTCGTGGCCAAGGCAGCGCGGGATGATGGCGTTGACTACCGCAAGGACGCGGCGCTGGCCAACGACTGGGACCAATTTGTGCGTGTGCTGGCCGCCAAGCCCGAGCACGCGGACAAGTCGATGGAGTGGTTCCTGGCCGAGGCGCACAAGCGCGTGATGGCGCTGCATGGTCTGGCCAAGCCGGCGCCGAAGGATCCGCTGTCCGATGCCAAGGCCAAGCGCAAGCCTCCGGTGGATGCAGCGCCCACGACGCTGGCGCAGGTGCCGGGAAGCGACGGGCCTGGTGATGTCGGCGACGAGTTTGCCGACGTGATGGCGCTGGATGGCTGGGAGCTGGAAGAGGCGATTGCGAAGATGTCGCCTACCCAACGGGAGAGGTTCCTGCGGGGGCGCTGATGCAGCCGCTTTCGACGCTGACCGTCGACGTGAAGCTGGGCGAGCGCCTGGCGGTGTCCGGCATGGCCATCGTTGAGCTTGTGCACAAGTCGGGGCAGGTGGCGCGGCTGCGCGTCACGGCCCCGCGTGACGTGAAGATTGTTCGTGAGCCCGCGCCGGAGAAGCGGCGCGATGACGTGGCAAGCATGGCAGATTGACGCTCAGGCTGTCGTGGCAAGCATGGCAGTCTGAACGTGTCGGTGAGCGCAGGAGTGCTCCGGAAAAAGTGCCAACTTTTCAGGAGTAATTTCTATGGCGCGCACTGTGATTGGCGTGAATGATGCCAAGGCTGTCAAGAAGTGGGCCGGCCTGCTGGCCTACGACACTTCCCAGAAGTCGTACTTCAACCAGCGCTTCATGAAGCGCGGGGCGGATGCCGAAGTGCCCATCCAGATCCTGACCGATCTGGAATCGGACGCCGGCGAGCAGATCAGCTATGACCTGCTGGCCGAGCTTCGCATGGCGCCGGTCGAGGGTGAGGACATCCTGGAGGGCAAGGAAGAAGCCCAGCGCTTCTACACCGACCAGATCTACATCGACCAGGCACGTTGCGGTGTGAACACCGGCGGCCGGATGACCCGCAAGCGCACCCTGCACGACCTGCGCGAGAAGGCCAAGCGCCAGCAATCCAACTGGTGGGCGCGCCTGATGGACGAACTGCTGTTCATCTACTTGTCGGGTGCTCGCGGTATCAACCCGAACTTCCTGCTGCCGCTGGGCTACACCGGCCGCGCCAACAACCCGCTGACTGCGCCGACCAGCAACCATGTGCTGTACGGCGGCGACGCAACCGCGTTCAACAACATCGACGCGAACGACAAGTTCGACCTGCGTCTGATCGACCGGGCCAAGACCAAGGCCGACAGCCAAGGCGGCGGCGCGACCGGCATCCCGGTCCTGCAACCTTGCAAGATCGACGGCGCCGAGACCTTCGTGTGCGTAATGCACACCTTCCAGGAGGATGATCTGCGGTCGAACACCAACACTGGCCAGTGGCTCGACATCCAGAAGGCCGCTGCCGGTGCCGAGGGCCGCAACAACCCGATGTTCAAGGGCTCGCTGGGCATGTACCGCAACGTGATCCTGCACAGCCACCGCAACGTCATCCGCTTCAACAACGCGGGCGCCGGTGCCAACGTGGAAGCGGCCCGCGCGCTGTTCCTGGGCGCTCAGGCGGCGGTGGTGGCGTTCGGTTCGCCGGGCACCAACCTGCGCTTCGACTGGCACGAGGAAACCCGCGACAACGGCGACAAGGTGGTCATTACCACGTCCAGCATCTTCGGCATCAAGAAGGTGACATGGAACATCGACGGCACGAACAATGACTTCGGCGTGTTCGCGCTCGATACCGCTGCGGCCGCCCGCTGATGTGCACTAAAGGAGAACTGACATGCCTTTTTCCGCTTCTGCCCGTGCCTCGGCCGGCTTCCTGACGGGGCGCAACCCGGTTGACACTCCGTCGAACATCAATCTGGCTGCCGAGCGTTTCACCGTGGATCTGACCACGGCCGACCTGGCGCTGAACTCCATCGGCGCGGTGGGCATCCTGCCGGCCGGCGCGATCCCGATGTTCCTGCAGATCGACGCCACCGACATGGATACCAACGCCACGCCGACCCTGGCGTTCAGCCTGGGTGTGGTGAACGACGCCGAGACCGCGATCTCGACGGCCGCCGCGGGCGGCGGCGGCGCCGGGTTGTCCCGCCCCCAGGGAGGGCGCGCGGCCGGCGTGTGGGGCCGGCTGAC